GTTGATAGTCATTCTCATTTATTTTTAATTACTAGAAATTTTATACCTACACATAATTCGAGTGATGTAATCATTTTCGATGAAATTCAGCGCACTACCTCACAGGCAATAGGAAATGCCCTTAAAATATTAACAACCGCAAAATATGGAAAACCAACAAAAGGAGTTCAAGTATTCTTTGGAACGCCAAGAAGAAAGGGCTCCGATTTTCAAAAGATGTGGTTATCATCATCGCAACAATATTACCATTTATGCTGCGAAAAATGTAATAAGTTTTTTCAATTACATACTCCAGAATCAGATGATTGGGAAAAAATTTGGCTTTATGGTTTTATTGTTAAATGCGTTCATTGTGGTCATGAGCAAGATAAAAGACAAGCAACTGAAAAGGGAAAATGGGTAGCAACTAAGGATATAAATGATCCCGACTGTTTAATGGTAGGATATCATTTAAGCCAACTTTATATGCCTTTTTTTACAAAAGAAGATATATTAAGTGAAAAACCTGGAAGTCATCCCATCAATACTGAACGCGTATATCAAAATGAAGTATTAGGAGAATTCTTTCAAGGCGATTCTTCTCCAATTACAATTGAAGAAATAAGAGAACAATGTGGAGAACCTGGAAGAAAATTCAGAGCAAAAATAAATCCTGGAGAAGAACAAATAATTGTTATGGGAATTGACTATGGTGCTAAATCTGACTTAGAACAATTAGCTAATCCTGATAAAGTTAGAAATGTTGGTCAATCTTATAGCACAGCCGTTGTATTGGTTGCTAAAGGACCCGATCTTTTATCAATTGAATTTGCAACAAAGTTTAAAAGAAATGATATTGAAGGCAAAAAAGGACTTATAGATGAGTTAATGAGAAGATACAGCGTCCAATTAGCTATTGGAGATATTGGCTTTTCAAATGACTTTTCAAGTATGCTTCACTCAATATATGGAGACAAATACTTGGTTTCTCGAGCCCACAATAAAGTAAATGACCATATAAAATTTAATCAAGATTCATTTCCAAAAGAACTTATATTTGAAAGAGATTATTATTTTAATGAACTTTTTGAACAATTGAGAAAAGGACAAATAAAATTCCCATTTGGTGATTATGAAAAAATAGCATGGTTGATTGAACATTGTTCTAGTATGGAAATAAAGCCTTCAATTTCTAAAATGGGAGATCCTACAATTCATTATGTAAAGGGAGGGTCTCCAAATGACGGTTTCTGCGCTTTATTGAATGCTTATTTGGCATATAAATTTATATTAACAAATGGATTTTCAATCAATAATCCATTATTACAGCAACAAAACTTTGGAAATAAAGGAAAGGGAATGGCTATATTAGGATATGTGCCAAGAAGAATCTAATATTGATATATATTAGATAGGAGAATTATGTTAATACCGCCAGAGTCCAATTTAGTTAAAAGTTCGCTTTCTAGTGATAATAACTTTATAAAGAAAATATCTACGGGAATTCCCCAAGCAAGCGCTTTGATGTCAAAAAGTGTTTCTCAATTTAGAAGAGAGTCTTTAAGCGAGGAAGTTCAACAAGGATTATTTTCAGATGGCGGCAGTAGCTCTTATAATTCAAAAGATGAAAATAAATTAACTAAAAATTCAATTGTCACGTGTTCTAGAGATTTAGTTAAAACTGCGCAATTTATTTCTGGTGGTACTAGCGGCAACTATCATGGTTCATTTGGAAACATGGTAATGCAGACTCCAGAAGTTTATTCTCCTTTATGGTTAAATGCTAATTTAAGTCTTCCCAGAGATAGAGTCACTATTAATGCTTGGTGTAGAAGCTTTTTTGCATTAAATCCATTTGTTCATAATGCTATAAGCCTTCATTCAACATATCCAATTTCTAAATTAAATATTAAATGTCCAAATAAAGAGATCGAAAATTTCTTTAATGAAATGATTGAAGAAATAGATTTAATGAATATTTGTGTGCAAATAGCTCAGGAATATTGGTTATTAGGAGAAGCATTTATTTATGCTGAATTAGATCAGAGCAAAGGTAAATGGGCTAGATTATTAATTCAGAATCCCGATTATATGGTTGTAAATAGAACCGTAATCGCTAATGAACCCTCTATATCATTAAGACCTGATGAAAATTTAAAAAAGATTGTATCTTCAAATAGACCTAAAGATATTGAGCAAAAGAAACAATTGAATCAATATATAATTGATTATGTTAAGCGTGGACAAAATATTCCATTAGATAATTTTAGCGTCTCCCATCTGGCTAGAAGAATAAGCCCTTATGAAATTAGAGGCACTGGATTGCCTGTGTGCATATTCCGACAACTGATGCTCTTTGACCATATTAGGGAGTGTTATTCAAAAGACACCGAGATTTTAACAGATAAAGGTTTTAAAACTATAGATGAATTAACTGAAATATCATCGTCTTTATCGATAAATCCTGAATATATTAATGGCGCCGAGGTTGATGAAAATGGTAAGGTAACAGGCATTGTAACTATGAAAGAAGATTTCAAGGTTGCCTGTGTTAATCCAGAAACCGAAGAAATTGAATATCACAAACCTACAGGTCTTCATATTTCGCAGTATAATGGAGATATGATTCATTTTAAATCAAGAAATTATGATACAATTGTTACACCAAATCATAAAATGTGGGCTCAAAAATCTAATCGTATTAAAGGAGTTTTTGGTTGGGGTGAATGGCAAAAAATTAAAGCAAAAGATATAAATCCAAAGACTACATATAGATTTTTAGGAATTACTAGTTGGAAAGGTAATTCTATTGAAACAGTTGATGTTTTAGATAAAAAAATACCAATAGAACTTTATTTGAAATTCTTAGGATATTTAATTTCTGAAGGATATTTAGGAAAATATAGTATATCTCTTGTTCAATCATTAAATTCTGATTGTTTACAAGATATGCAGAATACATTTAGAGATTTCTTCAAATATTTTGATAAGTATTTTAATAAAGATCCTTATGAGAGAGTTTGTGAAACAAAAGATTTTAAAAAGTCAGGATTTAAGAAAAAACCAAGTGATAGATGGAATGGTATTGCCTATAGTAAGGACTTAAGAGATTTCTTTGAAAAAGAAATAGGTATTAATAATAATGCAAAGTCTGCATTTAAAATAATTCCATATTGGGTAAAACAATTAAATCCAAATTTATTAAAAATTATATTGGAAACTTTAGTATTAGGAGATGGCTCTCATATTAAAAATAAAAATTCTAATCAATGGAGATATTATACTATATCTAAAACTTTAGCCGATGATGTTCAAGAAATTGTATTTAAATGTGGTTTTGCCCCATCAATTAGCACTAAAAAATTAGAGTCTAAAAATACAGAATATTGTATTTGTTGGTCAGATGCTGCTGATGGCAATTATCCAATAGTAGCTCCGGATAGTAGAAGACCAGATAGAATTAATTATATTAATTATGATGGCATAGTTTGGTGTTTTGAAGTTCCTACTGGTTTATTTATTACTAGGCGAAATGGTAAATTAGCAATTCATGGTAATAGCAAATTAGCACAAGCCGAATCGATGATAACGCCCACAACACATGTCAAAGTTGGATCAGCAGATTTTAAGCCTACACATGCGGATTTAGAAGCTGTCAGAGATATTTTTGAACAATCTGCAGGCAACAAGAATTTCAAGATATTCACACATGATGCGGTGACAATTGAAAGAGTTGGATGGGGACAAGGTATTTACGATACTTCTGGAGACATCACTCAATTAGTAAAAGAGATATATGTTGGATTACAAGTGCCATCTGTATTAATGGATGGTGGAGCTGACACCACATATGCTAATGGTGGAGTTGCATTAGACGTATTGAGACAGCGTTATATGCAATTTCGAAATATGATGTCAATTTGGTTAAAGAGAAAGATATTTGCGCCAATATCAAAGATGCAAAACTTTTATGATTATAGTGGTGGAAAGAAAAAGTTAATAGTTCCTGATATTGACTGGAATCATATGTCTTTATTTGATGCTGGAGATTATATTGATAAATTAATGAATTTGACTCAAGGAGGAGAAGAGCAAAAAAGAGCTTCTCTACATTCATTATATAGATCAATGGGTCTTGAATATGAGGATGAGATAAGAAAAATTAGAAGAGAATCAATTCAAACAGCTATTGCTACTAAAGAAAAGGCAGCATTAACAGCTATGGACTTAAATTCATTAAGAGCTCTTGGAGAAGATGATGAAATTCCGGAAGCAGAGGGTGCCGTTGGTGCCGGTGCTGGAAAAGAATCGCCAGTTCCTGGTGAAATGCCAGGAGGAATGGGTGGAGGATTGCCAGACTTAGGTCTTGGAGCACCTTCTGGTGGTGGAGCACCTTCTGGTGGTGGAGCACCTTCTGGTGGTGGAGCACCTTCTGGTGGTGGCGCACCT